GTCTCCATGGAGAGGTAGGGCATATGCCCAGCTCTGAAAAGCCCTGGTACACTCCTTGCATCACTGCGTTCTTGTGCAGTGATGTGCCACGTCTGTTGGGATTACCTCCAGCAGCGTTTGCTCGGGATGTTTTTCGCCTCGAGCAGCGATTGACCTGTGAAGGGGAGTCTTTTCTAACGAAAACACTCCCCGCGCTAGGGAAAAAAGTTGACCTAGCACTTCAAGGAAATGTTCCCCTTGACACCTCTGGTTTTAAAACCAAGAGGAAGTCGTCTTTACCTGTGTTTCTACAGGCATTGACTGGGCGCATTTTCTTGAACTCAGGTTGGTTGCGGCCTGATCCTTGCATCCTTAGCATACGCCTATTACGGCAGCTATGCTACTGGTGCAAGAAACTTGAGAAAGGATATAGCGATGAATCACTACAGCGTGCAGCTCAGGACCTTAAAGAGGTTGATGCTGCGTTACCCGATCGCGATACTTTATCTCGTGTCGGTCTCCTTGGCGTGTCTCGCATGGTTGTTGAGCTTATGTTTGCCAACATCATGCAGTTGGAGAATTTTTCTCCAAAACATGGCCCAGGTGCTGTGGCAGGCGGTTATTCAGCTGTCGAAAAACGCCGACTTAGGAACGCTTATAGCGACCTGGAACGCGTATTTCGACCTATCCCTTGGTTTCGTTCTCTAAGGGATGCCGCCTCTTCTCCCGAAGACATCACCGGCCGTATGCGTTGTAAATACGGACTCTCCGAGGTTGTCTTCGTCGAGAAGGATTCTTCCGGGCCGAGAGTGATCGCTAAGGAACCTGCAGAGTATATGTGGTGTCAACAATCCATTAAAGAATGGATGTACAACCACATAGAAACTCGCAGTGTAGCCCGCGGTCACATCAACTTCTCGGATCAAGAGGTAAATCGCAATTTAACGCGAAAACCTCGAGATTGGATCACCTTAGACATGTCTAAGGCATCCGACCGGAATTCACTAGCATTGGTCGAGCTTCTGTTTAGCAAAACGAAGCTTTGGCCATA